TTTTTACGGACGTTTACTGTGTTACCGATCTTACCACCTCAATTATAAGATCCACAGTAAAAACTGAGGCAGGCTTTATACCACAGCGAATTGATCGTCGTAATTACGATCTACTTCTGACGTAAAAGTCAGTTCGTTCTCTAGAACCATCAACGCTTCGTTGGTGATTTTAGAAATAGTTAATAAATTATTAGCCATTTTCTTTCTTTCTTAAATTAATAAAAGGGTTTATCAGCGTATCCGTTTAGCCTGTCGTGCTGCTTTCCATTGGGCATACGTTCCATGAAATTGTCCATCTCCATCAATCAGAACATCGCCACCGGATTTGCTTGCACTAATAGGCTTAATCGGTGCTGGTGCTTTACTACGAGCAACAGTTTCGCTTTTGACTTCAGCAGGAGCTTCTTTACGCTCAAACTGAATTTCCAATTTCCCTAATTCCTTTAGAGCTTTTGACACAGGCATTGAAGCAAACTTTTGGGCGTATTCGTCATCTGATGCTAAGTGATATAGGATTTGAGGGCCTACATCGGACTCCAAGATTGCATCCTTGATTTCATCTCTCACTTGGACTTGGCTTGAAGCTACCATATCATCAAAATCAGGCAATTCAGCTTTCACTTTCTCAAGTTTTTGCGACCAAGACTTAATTACTTCTTGGCGTTGTTCCTCGATTTTGCGTTGCTGTTCTTGCTTATCACGCTCAACTAATGCTTTTTCTGCGCTCCACTCAGCCAATGCTTCTGCATATTCATCAACATTGTTAAATTGCGCCCTTGTTGGCTTTTCACCTACAGGGTCAGCTTCTTCTGCTTTGGGAGGTGCTACTTTGCTCTCAAGTTCTTGTAGGCGGGCTTCAAGGGCTTCTTTTTCGGCTTCGGCTTGCTTGGCACGTTTAGTAAGCTCTGAAAAACGCTTTTCAAGTTTGGGATTTTGTTTAGGCTTGTCTGTTGCTTCCGCTTCTTTCTCTGCCTCTGGTTCACTCTCAGCTTGAGCTTCTACTGCTGGCTCTGACTTTGGAGTTTCCTCAACAGTTTCAGCCTCAACAGGAGCTTCTTCGCTAGCTAAACCTAATTTTTCAGCATGGAAATTAGCTAAATTTTCACTTGTTACTACATTTGATGCGGTTCTTACTACTTCTGCTTCTGACATGGAATACTCCAAGAATTAACCCTATGAACCCATAGGTAGGTAAATGCTTTTATATCACAAGTGTTGCATTTCTACAACACTAAATAGCTCTCTCAATCGCTTCTGCGTTGGCAGCTTTGAAATCAGTCTTATTAATATGCGCCAAAACAAGGGCTAATTGCGCCTTCATCTGTTCAATTTCAAGCTGAGTCTGTGTCTTAACAACTGTATCTTGAGCAGCAGTTTCAGTACGCATTTCGGTGTCGTGCGCTTTGGTGTGCTGACGCATGAGTTCACGCTTAGTTTCAGCCTCTTGTTTAACGCTTTCGATGTCCTGACGTTGCTTAATCATCATCTGCAACTGCTGATTTTCTTGCTGTAACTTCTGCATCTGAGCTTTACCAGCAGCAATTTGCATCTGAACTTGTGGCGGGATTGGTGACTTATCATCAATCTGTGACATTGGATTAGAGGCAGCCAAACGATCTGCGATGACTTCTGCGCCAGGAAAATCCATATTACGGAACACCAAATCGCCTGCCACTTGCATCAGTTGTGGATCAACTTGCAATAATTGTGTCATGGTATCGGCAGCTTCTTGACGCTTGGAGTTATAACCTGGGCCTGTATCCATAACAACATCATATTCGCCCACAGTTACGTCATTGAGGACTTTGGTTACGCCCTGCTCGTCTTGGCTACGCTGATTAATCGTGACTAATTCAGGCTTTCCATCATCGCCAATGATTCGCATGACCCGTTCTCTGTCATAAATCTTAGGGATCAGATCAAGAATGATGCGACCTGTGTGACGGATACTGCGTGTCAAATTGTCGTAATAGTGGAAATTGGTCATATCCACTTGGGCTTGCTGACCTTGCATAGCTTTACCAGTCATCATTCCGGTAGGAAGCTGGCTAGGATCAAAAATACCAACTACAGCTTGTAAATCCTGATTCATGCCTTGCAAAGCAGACATCACGCCCGCAGGAGGTGGCTCTGGTTGCAATCTTGTAGGTGCTGGAGCAGGTCTGCCCTCAATATCTGTCTGTTTGTAACGTAAAACAGGCATAGCTTTGATGTTAGCCATCGCCCATTCGTTCTCGTGACCTTCATCCTGTCCTTCTGCCAACAACCATTTTGCTTTAGGAGCAAGGGCTACAGTTTCAGTCAAAGCCGTTGACCAGTAGTTATACATACGTTGTGGGTCTTTAGCCATGCGAACCAAGCCAAACTTCTTATGCTTGTCATCAACTCGCACTTCTTGACCATAAGTAGGCACAACAGGGATAAATTTACCCGCCCATTCGCCTTCTTCAAGGATTTCCATAGCGGTCAGCTTGCACCACTTAATCTTCTTTTTCCACGTTTCTCTGCTATCAATCACAGTAATGCCAGAAGCCTCTAAAACGTCTTTAGGAGGCATTTCATCCTTATAGACTGTAGTGCCATCAGATAGCTGAACTAACTCTGTCTTAATGCGTTCTGTGTAGAAATACTCGGCTATACGTATATCTTCTTTCGTGACCCATTCGGATTCGGTGTCACCGGTTCCCCTTGAGGAGAAGCCCTGGTCAAATTCAGCGTTGGGATACATCTTTTTAAACACGTTTTTGCTGATAACTGTCGTAATAAGGACACGATCAGCATCGCTGCCATCAGGAAGCACGCTATTAGGATCAAAATAGACAGTAAAAGGGTTTTCAATCGGCTTAATGTAAATTTCTTGGTCAAAACTGTCCTCTCTTACATAGTCTGTAGTGATACGCCAATAGCCCCAGCCCATCTTAACTGCGTATTCAAAAGCGTGATCGTAGGCTGAGTCTGCATCGGATTGGTTTTCAATATGACGGCAGATACCAGTAATGATCTCAGCGACTTTAGCATCTGACTCATTATTCATTCCATGCACTTTAATGCGTGGGCGTTGCTGTCTTTGCTGATTACAGATTTGACGAATATAAGCATCAACTTTATTGATGGTCAGGCATGGGCGAGCCTCTAATACTCGGCTATTTTGCACATCCACAGGCCATTGATCGCCTGCTGCAAATCTCACATCATCTAAGGCTTCGGCACGATTATTGCTATCCGAATCATTACAAAGTCTTAAAAAGTCTTTGGCTTCTTCGATTCTGCCGTCTGATTGGGAGTCTGCAACTCTGTCGTATGCCATAGGAATTCCTTAAAGATTGTCTGATTTTAAGACATCTGTTGTCTTTTTACTACACATTTTAGCCCATCCAGCTTGACGGGAGTTGATAAGTTCCCCGTTGTTTAGGGGCTTTTCTTGGTTCGTTAACCATAAGGCCGATGTAACGGAAAGCATCTGCTCCGTGTGAATAGCTATCGTGCAGGGGTTTTTGTGAGAATTGTTTGGTATCGGGGTCAACGTCATAGCGATAATGTCTTAAGCATTGCAGTCCATCGTGGCAGTTTGCTTTATCAAACCAACACTTATTAAACATCATTCGGGCAGCATTAATAGAATCAACGATTGGTGTTCGCTCAATAACTCTAGTGTTATACCCTGAAGCTCTAACGATTTCTTCAATACTTTTGCCGTTTGATGCCAAAGTTTTGTTTCCAGCATCGTGGGGTAGCCAAATAGTGTCAACAACGTATCCATAGGATTGAATTTTAGCTAAATAATGAGCAATAGTCTGCTGATTGTTCTCGTAATAGCGGATTAGCCTTGTTTCCATTCCAATCCATTGCACAGCCCAGAATGCAGTTTGATCGGCCCACCCAAGATCAAACACAAAATGAACGGGCTTAATCGGATCGTAGGCTACATTCGTTATACGCCCGTCTAGCTCTGCCATTGTCATTTCTTTAGCAAAGATAGCACCATCTACTGTTTGACGGCATAAACCTTCCCAGACTGTGTTGTAGGCTTGTCTATCCCTGCTAAATAGGGCATCTTTCTCTAACTTGAGCGTATCAGGAAACCAGGGATTGTCTGACCAATTAATCTTTGCAACTTTGCTATTTTCTGGTGGCGCAACCACAAACCTTTGGTAGGTTTCGTCTGTTTCAAGTTCTGGGTTAAAGGTGATCCATATTTCTGATTGTTCTTTACGGATCGTAGGAATAAGTACGTTCCACGATGCTTTAGATACGCTCTGTGCCTCCTCGACCCAGCATATATCCACACCCTCATAGGACTTAATGTTCGTAATATTGTTTTTAAGCCCAACGAACGCAAATTCTGTCCCGTTCTTACCCTTAATGGAGTTTTGTGTAATCTCATAGAATGACTCCAGCTTGAGGGAAATGATTTGATCTGATAAGAGCTTGTGGACAGATTGACCTATGGAGTTTTGGAACTCACGGGCGCATAGGACTCTGGTTGGCTTTTTAACACCAAGAACCAATAAAGCCCTCGCAACACCCCAAGACTTAGCCCCACCACGACCCCCATAAAGAACCTTGTAACGCATAGGCTCAAAGAGGAATTGCAACTTGATAGGGAAGTCAACCGCAGATATTGCCTCCCGCAGTTCTTGGGTGATTTCACTCACTTGGCTTTACAAACCTGACTTCTAATGATGTAACCAGGCTATTTCCGTCTGCATCTTCAAGCGTAGTGGCTTGGACTGCCTTGCCGTCTAAACGATCAGCTACTTCTTTGACAGCCCATGCTTCCCCTGCTTCTGCTTGATCTAATACTTTGTCAACAATTCTGCCAATCTTCTGTGGATTCTGAGCTAAAGCCCTTCTCATAGCATCTAAAAAAGGCTTATTCTTTGTTGCGTTCTTGTTACCAATAGGCGCACCGACAGGATTATTTGATTTTTCTTGCATTTCTTTGAATTATAAATACTTTTTGTTGTATTTACGCAACACTTTGATCTTGTGCAGGTTCATCAGACTGTTGTTTTTCTGCAACATCAGCTAATTGTGGCTCTGCAATAGATTTAACACCAGCGATTAGATGAGCAGAGTGCATATAAGGTAATTTACCTAGCTCATTTAATAGCTCATTGATCTGTGCTACTGTAAATGCGATGACTTTTTGTTCGATGCTCATTTCTTCTTTCCTTTTGCTTTGGTTGCTTCACGTTTCTCAGCGTAGGCGATTGCCACAGCCTGAGCTGGTTTCTTTCCTGCTTTAATTTCTGTTTTAATATTTTCTTTAAAAGCCTTTGGGCTTGCAGATTTCTTTAATGGCACAGTCTTTTCCTTTCGGGTGGTTGCTTTCTTTACTACGGGTTTTCTTGGTCTATCTTCAGCCAATAATTCTGTAATACGCTTTTCTCTTGCCTGACGTGGCTCAAAATCATCAGTAATAGGAAAATGCCATTGATTAGATGGCTTTGGCTTTGGGCCAATTACTTTGCGTAACCAATTTTTAATCTTGTGAATCATATTTTCCCCTATTCTGTCCAGCAAATATCTTGCCAACTCATCAGTAAACACTTCTCGCCCTCGTGGTCTATCTTTGTAAACTTCAGATATTCCTCTTTGGGATCATCGTTCATTGTGCCAAAACGGACTCTCGCCCCTACTTGGATTGGCATTGCTTCTCTACGATCTGCCGATAGCTTTTTGCCAGGGCCTACCGCTACTACAGTTCCCATGTTCTCAGCTTCTTTGTTATTAACAATTAATACAGAGCTTAAAACACGAACATCTGGGCGGACAATAATCTTGTCCCCCAAAGGTTTAAAAGTTACAATTTCTTCAGCCATTCAATATTACCCTATTGGTTGGTCAAAAAGTCCCTTGCCTTTACCGAGGCTTGGGGCTTTTGCTTACATATCGTCTTGATCGTGTCCGACACGCTTATGGCTGTAGCACTCACGCTCACCCATATTGCCGTCATTCAACTCACCGAGCTTGCCTTCAAAATTGCCAGCGTGGGAGAGTGGGCGTGAACCCATTGCATCCATTTTGCCCATGCCAACTCCGCCAACTAACTTGACTTTACGCTCTCCGCTCATGTCAGCTTTAGCTGCTCCAGCAGGTGCTTTTGCGCCAGTTGTTGAAGGTACGCCCTTCATGCTATCCATTTTGCCCATGATTTATCCTTTAAGATGGGGTTAATACACTACGAATAATAATACTATTTTACGATTTTTCAAGCAATTTTACTAGATTTATCGCACCTTCTATATCGTGGATTTGAGCTACTGTTGACCCACGCCAATTCAACATAAATGCCTGTTGCGCTGCTGTGAACTTTGCCTTGTCATCTGACTTTATTTCAACAAGTGCGGTCTTTTGGTTTTTACCCACCACAAGATCAGGGAATCCGCCAGCAACCCTTGACGTATCAAATACAGAACAGCCAAGCTCTCGTAACGTCTTAACGATAAGGGAATGATTAGCATCAACTTTTCTAGCATAGGTCATTGAAATGTAATAAATTAAAGGTTAGTATCTAAACACTTTACACCAATAGGGGATGAAATGGCTCAAAAACCATTATCGCATGAAGATATGCAAGAAGCGGTAAATGCTTTTGCAAAGACAGGCAATAAAAGAAAATCAGCCGAACTTCTTAATCTTCCTGAAGGCACTTATAACTCAAGATATAGAGCTGGTGTCAAAGCAGGCATCAAACCTACAGTTGATGTATTTAACAAAGACTTAAACGAGCTAAATGATGCTAGAAATAAGATTAGACAACTTGAGGCTACGATCCACGCCCACGAAGAAAATACATTAACTGCCGAATATATTAAAAACACCATTCTGAAGATGTCAAAGAAGGTGGCATCTCCTCCTAATTGGCTAATTAAACCCAGTAAAGGCAAAAGAAGTGCGGGCGTTCCTACTCTTTTTGCATCAGATTGGCATTGGGGCGAGGTAGTTGACCCAAATCAAATTAATGGCGTAAACGAATACAACGTAGCGATCGCACAAGATCGTGCAAAAGTAATGATTGAAAAGACCATTGATTTGCTTAAAAACCATGTAGCTTTGTCCGATTACCCTGGCATTGTGTTTGTATTGGGCGGTGATATGGTTTCTGGTGATATCCATGAAGAACTGATGGCTACAAACTCTATGGAGATTATGCCTACAGTCATAGATTTGTTTGGTGTATTGACTTGGTGTATTGAAACTTTAGCCGATGAGTTCGGAAATGTCTTTGTTCCGTGCGTAAGTGGTAATCATGGGCGCAACACGCACAAAATTAGGGCAAAAGGCAGGAATTTCACATCCTTTGATTGGTTACTCTATCAGTTTCTAGCAAAGAGGTTTGAAAATGATACTCGCATCCAATTTCATATTCCTGACGGCTCAGATGCCTATTATTCAATCTACGGACATAAATATTTACTTACACACGGGGATCAATTTCGTGGGGGTGATGGTGTCATTGGGGCTTTAGGCCCAATCATTCGTGGAGATCATCGTAAACGCTCCAGAAATGCTCAGATTGATATGGAATACGACACAATGATATTAGGTCATTGGCATCAATTAATCCAGCTAGAACGCCTTATTGTAAATGGTAGTCTTAAAGGTTACGATGAGTATGCTTATGCCAATAACTTTGGTTTTGAGCCACCACGCCAGGCATTATGGATTACCCATCCTGAACATGGTTTAACATTTAGTATGCCTGTTTATGTTGAAAGAAAACAAAAGCAGCTTAACAAAGAATGGATTACTTGGAAATGAAACTGAGTCCTGCCATATTAAAGAATTTATATTCTGCATTAATGCTATGTGAGCCACTAAATAAGTGGAATTTGCCTTTGCCAGAAGAAATTAAATTTGTTGTTGATTCAGACCCCGAATCTATGGGAACGTACCTGTACGATGATGGGGGAGATTACGAACACATCATTACAATTTCTGATGCTCGTTGTGGCTGGTTGACAACAGTAATTTCAACATTACTCCATGAGTGTATCCACATGAGTCGTAGTGGAACAATCACCGATGCTTGGACTAAACACGATGCCACATTTAGACGTAGAGCATCTAAGGTTGCAGAGCTTGGCTTCGATCCTTTGGAACTCTAACGAATTTTCTGTAATACCAATTCGAGCAGTTCTTCTTCTGTAGTAGCGTACTCTCGTTCAAAGCGTTTGCGACCCATTCCGTGAATACTGGTATTTGCGCCTCTATGGTGGTAGGGGCATAAGGGGATAACAGGGGCATCACTTCGTTTACCAGCTCGTCTAATGTGATGTATCTCTGCTGGAGTCCCCTCATTGCCTTGTTTGTAACAGAGGATGCAGCCAAATCTCGCCAAGCGATCATAATGCGCTTTTTGAGCTTTAGTGGACACTTTTCGTGCTAGTCCAATCTTCTAACTCTTGAGCAGATTCTGTTATAGAACAAGCAATTAAATAGGCTTGTGAATATTTACCTTTAAGTACCGCTTCGTGATAGTGTCTGATGAATGAGTTAAGTTTAAGAATAATGTCTGCATAATCGTTCATCTCGTTAATCTTTCTATTGATCGGTTGCTGGCTTGTTCTGTGCGCCATATTTCTACTCTAAGTTTTGCTGCTTCAAGTTTCCATTTTAACGCTTCTGCGTTTTCTGTCGCCACTCCAATGGCTTTACATAAATCCTGGTAAGCCTCTGAGCGATACGCTTCTCTTTCTTGCGCCCCAAGACTTTGCTCCGATGATTCAGACATTTTAATAGCTTTGAGGCTTGATTTAAATGCCTCAAGCTCCGCAAGTTCACCCTTCGCTTTCGCATACGCAGGCGCAGTTTTGAAAATGAAATCAATCGCATCGTTTGGATCATAGTCTTTCATATTAACTCCATAGCAGTTTGTTGCAATCTTTCATTTTGCAATGCTTCATATTTTGTATTTAATTCGCATCCAATCCACTTTCTGCCTAAATTTTGTGCAACCATGCCAGTTGTTCCGCTACCAAAAAAAGGATCAAGAACTATATCGCCAACCCGACTTCCTGCCAAAATACATGGTTCAATTAACTCAGGTGGATATGTAGCAAAATGTGCGCCTTTATAAGAAGAAGTATTTACTGTCCAAACTGATCTTTTATTTCTCATGCCATCATAAATTTTATATTCAGGAGGCCTAGCATTAACTCCTTTTTGATTTTGTCTTTCTTCGCTACCTTTTGCTGCTTTTGTCCCTTCAGGTATTACGCCTTCTTCTTTTATAGATTGATAATCAAAATAATACTTTTGTGATTTGCTAAGTAAAAAGAAATACTCATGCGCTTTGGTGCAACGATCTGTAACTGATTCAGGCATTGGATTAGGTTTATGCCAAATAATGTCTTGTCGCAAATTCCAACCAAAATCTTGTAATGCAAAAGCTAAACGCCAGGGCATACCTAATAAATTTTTAGGTCTATAACCCTCTACTTTCCATGTTCCCAAAACATTTCCCGTAATTGATCCTTTGTTAGCTTTTTGAACTTCGCTACCAGCTCCACGCCCACCCGCAGAATATGTATCTCCAAGATTAACCCATAAAGTTCCATCATCAGACAATATATCCCAAACACAAGCAAATACTTCTACAAGATTATCAATAAATTCTTGTGGGGTTTGTTCGTTACCTATTTGGAAATCTTGTCTTTCAGCACCACATTTAATGCAATTTCCGTAAGATATTGATTTTTTATTAGATCCTCTACCACCTTTATCAACAAAATTTCTATTGTTGCTTATAGAAATTCCTTCATGTTCACAATTATTATCCCCACCAATCCAATTAGCAGTTCCATAATCACGCAATCCGTAATAGGGCGGGCTTGTAATGCAGGTTTGAACTTTAATGCCGTCTTTTGCCATTTGGCGCATAGAATCTCGGCAATCTCCAAAATATACTTTATTCATTTAAGTGCCAACCATAATCCGATTTGACTAAACGCATAACCTAACCAAATAATTGCGTTAGGAAATGCCCCCTTGCGTAATTGCAAAACACCGACCATTAGATAACCCATGCCGGTAGCAGCAATAATTGTTTTTTCAAGCATCTTTCCCCCTAGAAAGTGTATTTGTATAAGTCTAAATCTTTTTCAAACAACTTGGCAACTTTATTTTTTTCCTTATCTGTGTATAAGTTCTTATACAATTCGTGATCTGATTTATTATCAACATCCAAAGTAACACCGAAATCTACAATGTCTTGAATGGGCTTAAAATCGTTATCTAAGCTCTCTGTTCGCAAAAGATGAGTTACCCCATCAGGTATCCATTGAAATTGATTGGTGGTGGTTTTAAACCAATGCAAAGTATCGTAGCTCTCTAACCGATCTACCCATGTGGCAAAGTCAGGAAACTCCTCTAAACCATTGGCTTGCCTAAATTTTACGCACCACTCTGTTTGACCATCTTTGGCAAAAGTATAAAAGCTCACCAATCTATCGTAAGGGTTTCTGACTACCGCAAAGGTTGTAATGCAAGGCATTACTTTAGCAATCATCGGCAGACTTTCGTGATGACCCATAAAGATAGGGTCGGCATCAAAAAATGATTTGTATTTGGTAAACCATTTAATAATGGATGTGCCAGCATTTTTAGGAATATGCACAAAAGTTAAATTGTGCTTAGGTAAAAACATAAAAGTCATTTAAATTCCCAAATTAATTCGTGAAAGTAATAAAGAACTGTATTAGCAATCATTTGAAAAATAGCTATGCTGCTAGAAACCAATACCAACCCAGTTATCAAATAACTAATAGTAAAGGTGCTGGTTGTTCCAACAATTCTCCAAGTTAAAGTTTTTAAAAGTCTTTTACTTAACACCTAGCGATTCCCTAATCTTTGTTGCGCTAATGCTTGTAATAGATTCATCAAAAGTTTCTTGTTCGATCTTATATCCAACATCACGCCCATAGGTGATATTGACAATATTAGGCACAACTTGAATGTAATATTGCCCTTGATATAAAGGGTCAAGATCACGTTTAATGTTTTCTTTGACTTGTTCTAAGCTAAATGGGTTACTGTCATTCCATCCTTGACAATCTCGTATCTGAATGACTACTTGCCCTGTTTTTTTAATAGCTCTTTCAAACAACGCACGATGCCCCTTATGCCAGGGTTGCCATCTGCCCAACATTTGAACAGTTTCTTGTTTCCAAGAAAAAGTTGGCCTACGGCAATTATTAACAATATGGTTGACAACAAACTCTCCCCATGAATTATCCCAATTTGGGATTCTGAAATCATAAACATCAGGCTTTACAAAAAGCTGGTTTGTATCTTCAAACCTTCCTTCGTCTATAGTGTCCATCCATATAGTCCAATCGGCTTTAAAGTTATTACGCATCTCAGGCAAAGGGGCTACAAAATCACAAATTACATAATCACCACCAGCCGATATTGCAAAGTCAGCCATGCGAATAGATTGACGAATACGCCCTTCTTTAGAAAAATCCCAATCATTAAAACGTTTTCTTACATCATCTGCATTAAACCAAGTCACTATAGGATTGGTATTGATTGGCAATATTAAAGCTCTTTCATAGCTCATGTGGCCTTTAGTTTCCAAAAGTTCTTTTAATTTTTTGGCAAAAGTCGTTTTACCAGAGCCGGGTAAACCCATAATTAATATTTTCATTTCCAAACATCCACAATAATATGAATACGATCTTCCGTTCCTTCGTTGGCTACGGAATGGAGGGCTTGATTGTTAAACCACCAAATCTCGCCAGGCTTCATGTGGCACGATTCATTACCAGAAGTAAATGATACTTGGTCGTTGCTTGTTACTACAAAATGGTATCGGTCATGTTTTTTAGCGTAATTCCCTTCATCTATGTGATAACCAATATATCCACCAGGTTTAAGATTGGCTACCATGACACGCCCTAAAAGATGAATAGGGAAAAAGTCATAGACTACATTCATTGTCTTGGGATGGTAACGCTGAGAAAAGTAATCTTCGCACTTCAAACTCTCAAAAAAGGTTTGATAGGTGGAGTCATACATTACAGACTGAAACCGAAGCACAATGTCTTTGACGTTGGTATGTTGCAATGTAGGATCGTTTCTACGTAGGTTTAACCAATCCCAAAATTGACTTTTTGTTAGCTCTGCTGCAATAGGCGCAGGATCAAAAGTATCTATTAATTTGAAGTTATCCATTTTCCCCATTCCCCTCGATTTCCTAATTTATATTGCTTGTAAAAATCTTTTAATAATGCTTCTGGCAACTGATACTTTGAAATATACAATCTAAACTTAGCCAAACCCCATTCTGATCGCCACTTACAAAGCTGGCGCACTCCCGCCTTATGTATCTCCTCTAGATCGAAGTTCCCGTTGTTTAATAACATAATCCTTCATTTCATAATAGCTATTAAAACGGGCCAATTTTGGGTCTTTGCCACATTCAATTCTATACGCTTCTTCAATTTGGTCGTTAGTTATTAACGGATTTTTCTTTTGTGTAATAACTGATTCTGCAACCCATTCTGCTTTAAATCCTGCCCATCCCCTCTCACAGCACATTTGCATTACATCAGAGAGGGACATTTTAGCCTTATCTGCTTCTCGTTGTAATCCTTTAAAAGCCGTTTCAGTCCATTTAGCTTTTTTGGCCTTGCGAACTGCTAAGTAATCTTTAAATAAATCATCAGATACACCTTCAGGTGTTTTTAATTGGTTCTTGGTTAATGGTTCTTGGTTCTTGGTTTGCATTGGGGGGTGTTTAGGGGGGCTATCGCCACCCTTTGCCCACCTCTTTTCAGCCCCTTTGCGACCCCCATCCTGCATAGCTTTATATTTAGCCAGCTCCTCATCGGCACGCTTGCTATGGTAATAACCATCGTCATCCTGATAGAAAAAATCGCCCAAAATCATAATTACAGTTTCGGGAGTAGTTCTTGCCAATCTAGCTATTGTTTGTATATCTGGCGAAAAAGGCTTTTCGTTAAGGTAATACCAATCCATCATTCTTCGATAAGCAAGGTCTTCTTTATCGTTTAAATGGCTTGTGTGGGCAAGATAATCGCCAATGTGGAAGGGGTAAAAATTCACTTCATTCCTCTGTCAAAGGTAGTCAAAAGGGTGGACATGGCAGATCGGTGACTAATCGACTTTTCGGTTGCGAACCTAGCCTGTCCATAAAGTTTACTACAACTTATTTCTTTTTTGTTTGTTGCTTTTTTACAACAGTTTTCTTAGGAATAGTGTCCAAAACGCTTGAAACATGAAACATCTCCCCATTACGTTCCATCATTATAGCTTCTACCAAAGTGGCAGTTAATCCTTGCTGGACAAGAAAATGCAATCCTTCCTTGTCATAATGCACGTGGACTTCGGCTGACCCGTCTTTATTTTCTTTGATTTTTTTAATTAAAATTTCCATTAGTGTTGCCCCGAAAAAGCCACAGGGCCAAGTGCATTTAACAAATCACGATGCGCTTTGACTTCGTTGGTCAAAAATGCAATCCGTTCTTGCAAAACTTTAATTTCTAGATCAGCTTGTTTAAGCATATCTAACAACATTTCTTCTCTATTCATATTAACTCCGGCCAAATTAAATGCCAGGATTGTGGAAACAAGTCCTTGCGTGTGATTAAACCATGCGACTCCTTTTCAAGAGTTGCCCCTAAAAATGCGTATTGAGATGCTGGAATGTTGTTTTTTCGCCACAAACTAACTGCTGCTGAGCTTACACCCGTTAAATTGGCTACTTTGGTAGTTCCCCCAAGCAAATCAATTATTGCTGAATCTGTAAGTTTTAGTCCCATTTAGCAATCTTACAACATAAGTAATTATTTTTGCAAAGGTATTGCACTTTGATGAACTTTGCTTAATAATGGAGATATAGCAACTTCGCTATGTCATTTAAGGGGAATTTAAATGGATGAGTTGTATCAAGTTATGACCGAAATGGAGCAACGCTTGGAAATAGCGTTAGACAACATGGAATACGGCACAGAACTGTCGCAAGACGATGTGGATGTTATTCGTGCAGCTTGTGGAAAGCCAAACAACAAGCGCAATAACCTATTGCAATCCGTGTTTGAAGATTTTGGTAATGTTTTTGGGGGAAATCATGCAAAGTGAATCAATAGCTAATTTAGCTAAAGCCTTGTCAATCGTGCAAGGCAAGCTGACCTACGCAAAGAAGGACTCAGCTAACCCATTCTTTAAGTCTAAATATGCAGACTTAGAATCGGTATGGGATGCGTGTCGTGATCTATTGTCAGCTAATGGACTAGCAGTAGTTCAACTGCCAGGCGAATACTTTGAAGGCACAATGGCTCTCACAACAATCATTACGCATAGCTCTGGCGAATGGATTAGTCAACAGATGTCTTTGCCTGTTACTAAACCTGATGCACAAGGAGCTGGCTCTGCTTTGACCTATATGCGTAGATACGCATTAGCAGCAGTAGTTGGCGTAGTGCAAGCCGATGACGATGGCAACGCAGCTTCTGCGCCCAAGCAAGTTAAATCAAGTTTATCAATGAAGTCTGTAGCAGAAGATATTTTATAAGGGGAAATAGAATGGCATATACACCAAAAGAAGGTTCAGGAAGTCTTTTTAAAAACGAGCGTAAGGCTTCTGACAACCATCCTGACTTTACTGGAACAGTTATGGTCAACGGCAAGGAGCATTACTTATCAGCTTGGACTAAGACATCCACTAAAGGCACAAAGTTTCTTAGCGTATCAATCGGCAAAGAAAAAATCCCACAAGGATTTAAACCAGCAGGATCAGACGAGTTACCAAAGGATGATCCGTTTATAGACGATAGTACCCCGTTCTAAAGGAAAACACCATGCAGAATCAAATTAAGAATCTTATTACCGAAAGTTCCAAGTTAAGTTGGCAACCAGTTGGAGTAGATGAAGAACAGCAACTCATTAGTTTTAAACCTGAAGATTTGTTGTCTGTAATTAAGGCGGTTCTGCACGTTGCTGCCGATATGTGCGAAAACTACTATGATTCAGAGCGTATCATTAACTATGCACAAGGAATTAAATGACTTGCCAAGTATGTAAATTCTTTGTATTCAATCAAAATGATATGATGGGAGCTTGTAAGCTCAATCCTGTGGTTGTTAATAAAATGCCTCAGGATTGGTGCGGTCAAGAGATTCCAAAAGAATATGAACCAACTATCAAAGATTGGGAAGATGCAAATACAGGCATTACAATAACTGTTGCTCCACAGGCTACAACTGTTGCCCAAGAAACAACATACGATATAAACACGGATGAAGTAAAACCAAAAAGGGGAAGAAAAAATGCAGGAACAAAAGAGTGAAAGTGGTCACTGGTATGATAAAGACGGAAACCCGTTCTATACCATTGAGCGATCCGATGGCAAAGGGATGCGAAACACCACTTTGCGAGATGCAAAGAAGCTGGGCCTTTTACCGAGCGTTACTACCATTCTCGGTGTGGCGGCAAAGCCTGGACTCCAAAATTGGCTTCAGCAGCAGGCTATCCTTGCAGCCCTAACGCTACCACGCAATGAGGGCGAGTCTGAGGAAGATTACTTAGACCGAGTTCTCAACGACTCTAAAGCACAAGGCAGAGATGCAGCCGATAGAGGAACACAGATCCACGGCATATTAGAAGCCTTTTTTAGCCAAGTTTTACTGCCTGAAATACCTGAGTATTGCCGTATTGCAGAAAACGCCTTAAAAGCCTCGTTTGGCAATCGCCTATGGGTTACTGAAAAGTCTGGTAGCCATGAGCTAGGATTTGCTGGAAAAGTGGACTTACACGCTAAAGGCGATAAGATTAAGGGCATTGTCCCTGTAGTTGCTGATTTTAAGACAAAAGAAGTCCCTTTAGAAAAGGTTGTTCCATACGAGGATCATATCATGCAGTTGGCTGCCTACCGAGAATTACTAGGGTTTTCGGATGCTAGATGCGCTATTGTGTTTGTCAACGGATTGACCAATGAAGTCAAAGTCTGCGAGATTGAAGAAGCGGAGTTGCAAAAGGGTCTAAAGTGCTTTTTCCATTTGCTCCGTTTTTACCAAATTAAAAGCGGATTGGTCGTATAATATCCTCGGGGCTGGTTGGTGATCCCCCGCCAAAATTCCTTCCGTGAGGATTCCAGCCCCACCTTAATGTTGCTT